AACTAAGACGGGCTATTAAAGCAATATTAGTAGTGTGTTTTACCTCTGATGGTGTAAACATGAAAGTATTAGCTTTAAGACATAGTGTGGCTCAGGTGTATGCGGACACTCAAATATATACTCATGATGAAACTAAAGATGACTACGAAAATGCATTTTTAATTTCTAATCTCACTACACATAATATATTATATCTAAATTATAGTATTAAGACACTGCAAATATTAAATAAATCTGGTATAGCTGCGATAGAAATACAAAAAGTAGATGAGTTGTTTACACTGATTAGATGCAATTTCACATATGATTACGTTGACGACATTGTTTATCTTCATGACTATTCATACTATACTAATAATGAGATAAGGACTGATCAACATTGGGTAACTAAGACGAATATAGAAGATTATTTATTACCAGGATGGAAGCTGACGTACGTTGGATATAACGGAAGTGATACAAGAGGGCATTATAATTTTTCTTTTAAATGTCAGAATGCAGCTACGGATGACGACGCAATAATAGAATACATTTACTCAAATGAATTAGATTTCCAGAATTTCATACTCAGAAAAATTAAAGAAAGGATGACGACTTCACTGCCAATAGCGAGACTATCAAACCGTGTGTTCAGAGACAAATTATTTAAGATATTAGTATCAGATCACAGTAGAGTAGTTAACGTTGGACCAAGAAATGAGTCTATGTTTACTTTTCTAGATTATCCATCAATAAAGCAGTTTTCAAATGGACCCTATTTAGTTAAAGATACAATAAAGCTTAAACAAGAGAGATGGCTTGGTAAAAGACTATCGCAATTTGACATCGGCCAGTATAAAAATATGCTAAATGTATTAACAACCGTATATCAATACTATGATATGTATCACGAGAAGCCAATAATATATATGGTAGGATCAGCACCTTCATATTGGATACATGACGTAAAACAATACTCTAATTTAAAGTTTGAGACGTGGGACCCATTGGATACACCGTACTCTGATTTGCATCATAAAGAACTGTTTTATGTAGATAATGTAAGCAAACTTAAAGATAATTCGATATTATATGTAGATATACGAACGGATAGAGAAAATACAGATTGGAAAGCATGGAGGAAGATTGTTGAAGAGCAAACCATTAACAATTTGAATATCGCATACAAATACTTATCCACAGGAAAAGCTAAAATATGTTGTGTTAAAATGACTGCTATGGATTTAGAACTACCAATATCTGCAAAACTATTGCATCATCCAACTACAGAAATTAGGTCAGAATTTTACTTAATAATGGACGTATGGGATTCTAAAAACATTAAACGGTTTATACCAAAAGGCGTGTTATATGCATATATAAACAATATAGTTACCGAGAACGTGTTCATACAACAACCGTTTAAATTGAAAACACTAAGGAATGAATATGTAGTTGCATTGTACGCGCTGTCTAACGATTTTAACAATAGAGAAGACGTAATAAAATTGGTTAATAATCAGAAGAATGCGTTAATAACTGTAAGGATTAATAATACATTTAAAGATGAACCAAAAGTAGGTTTTAAAGATATTTACGATTGGACTTTCTTGCCAACCGATTTCGAAACGAATGAGTCAATCATCACATCATATGATGGCTGTTTAGGTATATTTGGCTTATCAATATCATTAGCTTCGAAACCGACTGGAAACAATCATTTGTTCATTTTGAGCGGTACTAATAAATATTTTAAATTGGATCAATTTGCAAATCATATGAGTATATCAAGACGGTCACATCAAATACGATTTTCGGAATCAGCGACTTCGTACTCAGGTTACATTTTTAGAGATTTATCAAATAATAATTTCAATTTAATAGGTACGAATGTTGAGAATTCTGTATCTGGGCACGTGTATAATGCATTGATTTATTATAGATATAATTATTCATTTGATCTTAAGCGATGGATACACTTACATTCAATAAACAAGGCTAGCATTGAAGGTGGCAGATATTATGAACATGCTCCAATAGAGTTGATTTATGCATGTAGATCAGCAAGGGAATTCGCGAAATTACAAGACGATTTAACGGTGCTGAGATATTCAAATGAAATAGAAAGTTATATTAATAAAGTGTATAGTATAACATATGCTGACGATCCGAACTATTTTATTGGAATTAAGTTCAAAAATATACCCTATCAATATGATGTTAAAGTACCACATCTTACATTTGGTGTATTAAATATCTCATGTTCCATGGTGCCGGATGTAGTAGCAATTTTAAGAAAGTTTAAAAGTGAATTGTTTAAAATGGATGTGACTACGAGTTATACGTATATGTTATCAGACGAAATCTATGTAGCAAACGTAAGTGGTGTATTATCAACATATTTTAAGCTTTACAATGCATTCTATAAAGAGCAAATTACATTTGGACAATCAAGAATGTTTATTCCACACATAACACTAAGTTTCAGTAACAAGAAGACAGTGAGAATAGATAGCACGCGATTAAACATAGATTTTATATATTTGAGAAAAATAAAAGGCGATACAGTGTTCGATATGGCTGAGTGAGCTAAAAACTTAACA